CACCGTGACTCCTCCACCATTTGTATTTACTAAAAGTTGAGCACCTGCTTGAACTGTTTCAGCAGCAGAAACTGCTCTCCATACTTTATTTTCTTGTGCTTTATACACATTAGTTCCGTCAGACCATAATTGATATGTATGACCTTCACATAAAAGAATCCCTGTTCCAGAAGTAGTTTTGAAAGTTAGAGTGTAACTTGCGTGATCACATGCATCCCAAACTGTGTATGATTTTTCTACAGAATCTGGAATAGTAACATTAACATTTGCAGCTAATGTACCTGTTAATTTTATTACTTCGTTTTTTCCATTAGAAACTGCACCATTAGTAAAAGTTAATGCTCTACTAGAGTCTGTTACGTTAAACGCATCATAACCACCAATAGCTTGTTCTAATATTAATAAGTTAGTATTTGTAATTTGTCCCCAAGTTCCCGAGTTTTCACCGGTTGCTTGAACTGTAAGTTTTAGACTTGCTGATGTCGAGTTAGCCATTTTTAATTCCTTATATATTCATATTATTAAATAAAGTGGTTTCTGTCAAACCTCTTTATGCAGCTACATCCTGCCATCCAGGGGGATCTATTGGTGCTGAACCAGTATCTACTTCATCCCAAATTAAAGCACTACCACTTCCTACGGCTACAGTCAACCCAAATCCAGTTGGAATTATAACTGCATTTGCTACAATAGTTGTACTTGTACCTAAAGCTGCTGTTAAACCAAAACCTGTAATAGTGGGAAGTGTATTTGCCTCTAACGTAGCTGTTCCTAATGCGGCTGTTAATGCTTGTCCTGTAGGACTAACAACATGATCTGCTACACCGGCTACAGTACCTAAAGCGGCAATCATGAAATTGCCTTGAATCATTGCATCAGGTGCAGGGTCTACATTACCTAAAGTTAATTGTGCTACATTTAAAGTATTGGCCGTAATAGTTGCATCGGCTTGAACTGTTTCAGTTCCGAGAGCTGCGGTTAAAGCTTGACCTGTTACACTTACATTTGCCCAATCTCCTTCAGCGCCCCAAACCCATTGACCCCAAAAATATCTACCCCAACCTGATTGGTTATAGGCTTCAATATTTCCGAGAGCCATCGTTGCAAGGTTAGTACTTAACATTGCATCAGGGCCCGCGTCTGCGTTTGCGAGTGTAGCTGTTAATGCTTGACCTGTTGGATAACTACTAGTAGTTCCGATGACTTGTTGTGGAGCAGATAGTGCTGCTGTTAATGCTTGACCAGTGGGAATATTAGTATAGTCGGCACTACTTGTTTCATTACCCAAGGAAGCACTTAATGCTTGCCCTGTTAAACTAACTGTAATATTACCAAGTGAACCCCAGGTACCAAATCCCCAGGTAAGCCTATTCCATCCTGCTGACATAGGAAGTTACCTCCCTACTAACCCGATATTCTTAGTATCGCTGCTGTTGAAGTTGCTGCTGGAAATTGAACTGTGAACGTACCAGAAGTTGCTGTTTTATCTCCTCCAAAATCTAAAACACACACCGCTGACTTTGTAGTTGTTGATGATGTATTGTAGATTAAAGCTCCTCTAGCTGTCAGTGTAACACCTGTAAAAGAAAGGTCGCCAAAATCAACTCTGGCTACACCTGCTGTCATAGAAGTTCCTGAATTAACAAGAGCTCCACCGCCTGCTGCGTAAGTTCCACTGTTAGAAACTTCGTTACCAGTTGTGTATGAAGTTGTTGCTGAGTTTAGAGTAGCTGAAGAAGTATAAAGAGCTAACTTGTACTTATCACCACTACCTGATGAAAAGTTCGAATCACCTTCGAGCAATAACTTTTTAAAGTTGTTTGCAATTGCTTGAGTTATAGCCATTTTTATTTTCTCCTATTTTCCTATACGAGGAACACCACTTTGATATTCGTCTCGTCTTCTTCTTCCCATTTGTTCTATTGAGAAGCCTTCTATCACTTGTTTATACTTTCCTTCGTATAATTGCAAGAGATCATTTGGCCCCTTTAGAAAAGAAAATGCTTCTATAAGGCATGCATACAAAAGTCCGTTGGGAAAGTTCAAACTTAAATATGTTGTAGTATTTGTACTAGATAAACCCGGAGGTTTCAAGATATAATTTAATTGAAGAGTATAAGTGGCATCAGGGATAGGGGCCACAACTATGGTATTATCATCCCATAAGCTATAGTATTTAGGAACTCCTTGAGCATTGGTAGGGTTAAATTCGGACATAAAACTAGTGTCTCTGTATTGTAAAAAATCCCTATTATCCGCAGCTCCTACACCATCAGAATCTACAACTTGTAGAGATCTAACCACTAGAGCATCTGTAGGCTCATCGATAAAACGAGTTCCCGCTATAAGCTGGGCTGTTTTATATCTACGTCCAGTATCTGTATCTACTTCTCTCATAATTCTCCACTCCGAATCTTCAATAAAACCATTAATGATAGCATCGGTTAAAACAGTTGAAGAGACTTCTGTGTAATTTCTAATTTTGTCAACTAATTCTGCATATGTCATATTATCTTTGTTGGAAATCCAATGGTCCTGCTAAGACTTGGAATCCTCCTCCTTTTGCGCTTGCTGATGCATTTGAAACTAAATTAAAAGTATAACTATTTTCTTGAGTTACAGTTGATGGTTGCCCAGCTTGCTTATGTGTTGTTTGTACCATAGTTATTGAATAACCTCCATAAACTTTTGCCCCTGAATCATGAGTAGTAGCAGTAGTATTTCTAGGTACTATTCCTCTAAATTGAGAATTTGTTCCTCTAACACACCCTGTGAAAGTATTTCCGGCATTTCCGCTATATCGAATAACTTCATTTTCATAAAAAGATGATCCAGTTGTTGAAGTCTTAATTTTTTCAATCATAAAAAAACCTGAACTTGGAAACGCTGAAGAATCTGCTACCGCAATACTTTTTGCGCTTGCTGTAATATTTGCAGATAATGTAGTTGTTAATTCTAAAGTAGAAACTGCTACTCCACCCACAGGTGATTTAACTTCCGTAAATCTTACAATATCATTATTTGATCTATTACTAAAAGGCTCTGAAACTGTAACTTGTTTAGATGCAGCTGCAGTGGTAAATGGATTTTTTGGTAAAAAATCTTGAGTCCCAAATTCTGTTCTAGCAGGTCTAGCTTGTTCTAGTCCTTGAGGATCTGCAACAAAAGGTTTTGGCTCTAATTGAGGTTGTTTAGGCTCATATTCAGAAACATGAACGAACGCTCCATTCCATTCAGTAACCATTTGTCTCCATGGAAATGCTAATCCACTTCGATCTGAAATTGCTAATGCGTATTTTCCTTTTGCAAACTTTGACATTAAATCTCCGGATAATAAGTTTTAGGTGAAATGTAAACACTCGCTGATGAACCATCTTCTTGTAAGGCTCTTAGTAATTCATCTTCGTATAATAATTTCATTTCTTGAACTCTTTGAGGAGCTTTTTTCTGAGCCATGTAATAAGCTAAACCTGCACACATACATGGTACAAATCTATTAACTACATCGGCTTCATTAGTATAGGCCCCGGCATCTTGAATTCTTTTTACATAATAAAAATGCATAAAGTCTCCGTCTTGAGAAGAACCAGGTGTTAAATATAAATTAACTGTAACTCTATCTATAAATCTTTGAACCCAATATTGAGAAGGTTGTCCTTCAGAACTTTTATTTGAAAAAGCTGAATATTGAGATCTATTAATTTTTGATAAAGGAGTATCTACATTAGCAGTAGTTCTATAACTAGCTTCTAGAAGATCAGAACACATATCTACAAAATTAGTAACAGTATCAGCTGAAGCATGCGCTGCGGCTGTAGTACCATCAATTCCTCTATCAGCTACTGTAGAAACAATTAAATTAGTGTCATTAATAGAAGAATACTTAATTACTTCCGCATTAATTCTAATTTTTCCAGAGGAAGGCATTTGAGCTACCGACTCAACTGGAATAGTTAAATCAGTTGCAATAATTCCAGAAGTTAAAGTGGTAGTAATACCATTAGCATTTCCATCCGAAGGAGATCTATAGATTACATATTCAGTTTGACCTGCAGCCATTGTAAAAGCATGTTGGTCTACTTCCCAAAAATGAACACCTCTATTTTGCCATTCTTGAAATAAAATATTTAAAGATCTTCTTGCGGATCTAAGATCATTACCTGAGTAATCAAAAAAACCTAATCTTTCAAAAGCCTCAGTAATAATATCATCGATCGAGAATGTTTTCTCGAATGTACTTGTTCCTGAAAACGCCACTTATGCCTCCTAGTTGCTGTCTCCACCGCTATGAAAAACTGTAGCACATAAAACTTGTTCAGTAGTAAATGCTGTATACAATTTATCTTTACATAGAATAGGTTGAGGGAAATTAATTGTAATAGATTCTGCGACAGCAGGTGTTGAAACTTTAAATCTTATTGTTCCAGTACTGCTTCCATCACGAATTACAAAATCTCCGGCTACCCCTAAACTATCAAGATAAACTCCATATACTCTTGTTCTTCCTACTTGAACTGTAGTACCTTCTGTATCGACATAACTTGAAGCTATGCTAGGTGATTGTATTGTCATAATTTTTTCTCCTTAATTATTAATCGTGGGCCCGAAGGCCCACAATAATTATTTATCTATTAGCTCCAAGGTTGAGCAAATGTTCCATTACCAACCAACATAGTATCAATTTGCCAGATTAAACCGTCAACTGCTCTACATTGAATATATGATCCTTCAAGACCACCTCTTGTAGTACCATCCAAAGTAAGCGTGTCAGTACCACCTGCATTAAATGCAGTTACCACTCCTGGATCAGTTGCTGTGTTATTATAGAAGGCAGTCCCTCTAAACACATCAGCTGTACTTCTACCCGCTGCAGTTCCTGCATTCAAAGTGAAAGTATTTCCTGAAAGGTTTGCTGTTACTAAGAACTGATAATATAATCCAACTCTGTTTGTAGAGTTTGGATCATCAGGTCCTGCTACTGCAGATGCTGCTGTATCGATGATTGAAGGTAAATTGAAAACAGTTGTGTTGTTTGTAATCAAACAAACCTTCCCTTGGTATTTATCAATCCCTGCAATATCCGTACCGCCATCGACAGTACCTGAGATTGATTGTTGCATTTGAGGGCCAGTTCCTAAGAATCCTCTTAGGGATCTTACTGGTCCTGCGAACGTTGTTCTTGCCATTTTATTCTCCTAGTTTGTAGGATATCGTCTCTAGGCCGTCGACTATACGCGTCGATATCCAATTAATTAATTGTATAGTAAGATATTTATAGCTTAGTTTTAAGTAGAGCGCAAGAGGGTGTGTGATGTGGATTGATTTTTTCCAACGATGTAGCTTTTTTATTAAGTAGCTACTGAAACTTGTGGGGCAGCATTAACGATTGCATTTTCTCTATCTGCAATCTTAGATTCCTCGAGTTTGATCTCAGTGATAACTTCTCTAATCTTCTTATCAATTTCGACCATATCCAGAGTATATTTACCACTTTGCTCATACTCCAGTTGCCACCTCAACTCCAAGGACCTCTTTTGTTTGTACAGGTCTTGTACCATTTATAACCTCCTCATAGGTTATTCTATTAACCTTGGGATTCATCATTTCTCCAAGATATTCCCATTTTATATCACCTTTTCCTAATCTGTCAACAATCGCATTTTCTATATTTTCTGCGCTTTCTGCACATTCTATATTAAAATCTGCGTGATATTGGTAGGCGTATATTTTGACTCTGAATATTTTGGGTTGCATTTTTTCTTTCTATCATAAGATTGTGGCGAGACTATGTCCCGCCACAAAATATTTTTACTTATTAAGCACCTTGAACACCGTAGATACCTCTATAGTCAGATACACCGAAGTTGTATCTTTCTCTAGCTTTGTATCTAACGTTTCCAGTATCGAAATCACCTTCCATCGCTGTTCTGATTGGAGTTCTTTCGAAGTACTTCATTCCATTTGGAACGTCAGTAATAAGGTACCAAGAATCTGCATCAGTTAAGAAGTTGTTCACTCTGTAACCTTGAGGAACCATTCCCATAGATGCGATTGCATTGATATCGTTATCAGCTGTATTAGTTCTACCTTGTGACTTCATAAGTCTCTCAGCATTAAATTGGTTTGCAGGTGGAACGATCATTTTCATTCCTCTTGCAGCAATTTTTAAACCTCTTTCGTCAGTCATTGCAGCGATGTCTATTAAAGACTGCTCTAATGATGTCTCAGAAAGGTCTGCTTGAGTTGTCAAAGTATTACTTACTGTTCCAGCAATCGTTGGGTGGTTTGTTGCAAACAATGCAGAACCGTCACCAGAAGTGAAAGTTGCAGTTTGCGGTAACCCATTGATCAATGGATCAACTGCTTTGATTTGTTTAGTATTTGCCATGGATCTAGCTAATGCTTTTGTATATCTAGACGCAAGTCTGTCATACAAGTTGTCCTCGATCGCTTCTTCAGTGATCGCGAACGCTAACGCAACAGTTTCCATAGTGTATCTAGCTGTGTAAGTTTCTTGAGCATTGTCAAAAACCACGCCAGAACCTTCCGGTTTAACTGAAGCATTTGCAAAACCAGATAACATAACTTCTTCTTCAAACGCTCTGTCTGAAGTTTCTGTTACATATATCTCAGCATGCTGATTCTCATAACGTTTATATTCCAAGCCGAATAGTGCATTCAAGCCTGGCTCTAGTTCTTTAACTAGTTGTCCTCGTGATATAGCCATGTTTTATTCTCCTATCCTGCTATTATATGCCGTTATTCTTGGCATTGTATAAGTGTTCGTTGATCATAACAACAAAGTTTACTGTTGAAGCACCTAAGTTACTATTTTCAATGTCTTTTGAAACACCTACTACTTTTATTTGAGCCGTACCTGTAGTTGCAGTTGAATGCTTTAACTCCGATTTAGAAACGTAGTTAGCACTGTCACCTGCATTTACATCGATGTCAAAATTCATGAACACATCCGACTGCGTGTGCGAAGTCGCTTTGTTCGATTGAATTTCGAATCTTTCATACGGGTCGTCGCTTACGAAAGCTGCTATATCCGAAGCATTTGTGCTTCCTGGATAATAGTTGCTCCACGTAGGCTTGCTTGTACTTGGGTCTGTGTAGAAAACACCATTAAGTGAACCTACAAGAAACGCTTCCGACTCGGCAGCTTGGTGAATTGTACCTGCTGCTGTTGCTGAAACCGCATCTTGGAAATAGATAGTAGTAGTATCGTTAGCTGTGATACTATACTCACCTAGTCCTTGGTTGTCTCTATTCATACCCACTTTGCCAATGGCTCTTAAACCAAAGGCGCTGTCTTTATTAGCTCTTGCCATAAAGGCCTCCTATTAAATGTGCCTGCCCCCGAAGGAACCTCCAGCACGGGTTATTAGATTTTTAATGGTCTTAGAAATTCTAATTAGGATTTCTTTGAGCCACCAAAAGTTACGCGAGACTGCCTATCGATATCGATTGGCATACTCTGATGCTCATCCTTCATAAGATCTTTATCCATCGCTTCGACCTTGTCATTATGTTGTTTTGCATAATAGTCGGCACGTTGTTTTACAATCTCCTCAGGTACCCTAGCGAGCACTAGGCCGCCAACTCCGATCACTCCCTTGTATTTACCGTTTTCAACTACGGGAAAGTCGCCTTCTGGGTATTCGTCCGCTCTAACTAATTCATATCCAGATCTAATTCGACCTTGGACATTTTTAGTGTCGTCAAATCCCATACTCTCAGCTCTTATCCATCTGTGCTGAAATCCTGTCGGTGCAGGGGGTGCATCTAAAGATGATGGTGGAGTCCAAACTTTTTTTCGAGATTCTTTTTCTCTTGTTTGACTCGCACGGGAAGTTTTTTTATCTGTACTCATATGCTTACGCCTCCTTCGTGATGTTTAATTGTTTTGCATACTCTTCAAGTGGCACACCTAATTTTTTAGCGATTGTAACTTGAGACGGCGTGAGTCTCACTGTTTTGCGACCAGTCTTTCCACTTCGCTTCGCTGAAGCTACTGTTTGTGGTGGTTTAGTCG